GGCGGTGGTGGTGGTGGTGGCAAAGGCGGTGGCGGCAGCCAGACCACCTACACGCCAACCGAAACTGCCGACACGCTCAACTCGACGCAGTACGCCAGCCTCGTTGATCTCATCAGCGAGGGTGAGATCCAGGGGCTGAAGGATGGGCTCAAGTCGATCTTCATCGACAACGTGCCGCTGCAGAACCCGAACGGTTCCTTCAACTTCAAGAACGTCACCGTCGTCACCCGCAACGGCACGCAGAATCAGTCCTACATCCCGCTGATCAACGGCATCGAAAACGAGGTGCCGGTTGGTGTCGTTGTTGAAAGCACGATCCCGATCGTCCGCTCGATCACTGACACCGACGTGGATGCCGCACGCATCACGATCACCGTGCCGCAGCTGCAGCAGTTCACCGACAAGGGTGACATCGTTGGCAGCAGCTTCAGCTTTCAGATCCAAATTCAGTACAACGGCGGCGGCTTCACCACAGCCATCAGCGACGTGGTATCAGGTCGCAGCGGCGATCAGTTCCAGCGCGACTACTTGGTCAACCTGACCGGCGCGTTCCCGGTGGATGTGCGGCTGGTGCGCACCTCTGGCGACAGCGGCAGCAGCAAGGTCATTAACGCCTTCCAGTGGTCGTCGTACACCGAGATCACCTACGCCCGGCTGCGCTACCCCAACAGCGCCCTGGTTGCGCTGCGCGTCGATGCTGAGCAGTTCAGCTCGATTCCGCGTCGCTCCTACCTTGTCCGGGGCATCAAGGTTCGGATCCCCAACAACGCAACGGTGGATCAAACCACCGGCCGGCTGATCTACACCGGCATCTGGTCCGGCACCTTCGGCGCTGCGCAGTGGACGACCGATCCGGCCTGGATCCTGTGGGATCTGCTCACCTCCACCCGCTACAGCTTCGGTGATCACATCCAAGCCGCGCAGCTCGACAAGTGGGCGTTCTACGCCGCGAGTCAGTACGCGTCTGCGTTGGTGCCAAACGGCTTCGGCGGCACCGAGCCGCGCTTCTCCTGCAACGTCAACATCCAGACGCAGGAAGACGCCTACAAGCTGATCAACGACATGTGCTCGGTGTTCCGAGTCATGCCCTACTGGAGCACTGGCGCTCTGACGATCAGCCAGGACAGCCCGCAGGATCCGGCCTACCTGTTCACGCTGGCGAACGTCTCCGAGGAAGGCTTCAGTTATCAGGGCGGCAGCCTCAAGACACGGCCGACCGTTGCGGTGGTGAGCTGGCTGAATCTGGCGACACGCGACATCGACTACGAGGTCGTTGAGGACCAGGACGCCATCGCCAAGTACGGCGCCATCACCCGCGAGATCTCAGCCTTTGCCTGCACCTCTCGCGGCCAGGCGCATCGCCTCGGCAAGTGGCTGCTCTACTCCGAGCAGTACGAAGGCAGCATCGTCAGCTTCACCGCCTCGATCGACGCTGGCGTGCTCGTGCGGCCTGGGCAGATCATCGAGATCAGCGACCCGGTGCGTGCTGGTGCCCGTCGCGGCGGCCGCATCAGCTCTGCCACCACCACCGCGATCACGGTGGATGATGCCACCGACCTAACCCTCGGCGCTGCCGCCACGGTCTCGGTGATCCTGCCGGACGGCACCGTGCAAAGCCGCTCGGTGTTGAGCATCGCCGGCAAGGTGCTCACGGTGGCGGTGCCGTTCACCACAGCACCGAACGCCAACAGCGTCTGGATCTACCAGACCAGCAACATCCAGACATCAACCTGGCGGGTGTTGTCCGTACAGGAGCAGGACGGCGCACAGTACGCGATCAGCGCCATCGCCTACGACGCCAGCAAGTACGACTACATCGAGAACGATCTCGCGCTCAACCCGCGTGATGTCACCGATCTGAACATCATCCCCGAGGCGCCCAGCAACCTGCAGGCGCTTGAAGCGCTCTACGAGAGCAACGGCCAAGCGCTTTCCAAGCTGGTGCTCAGTTGGCAGTCGGTGCCCGGCGTCAAGCAGTACCGCATCCGGTGGCGGCGCAGCGATGGCAACTGGAGCACTACGACGCAGGAACGCCTCGACTACGAAATCCTCAACACGGGCGCTGGCTCCTACGAGATCGAGGTCTACAGCCTGAACGCCGGCCTGCGGCAGTCCGTTGATCCCTCCAGGTTGACGATCAGCGCCTTCGGTAAGACCGCGCCGCCGGCATCCCCCACCGGCATGTCGCTGATCCCGATTGACGGCGCCAGCGCCATCCTGAGCTGGGATCGCAGCACCGAGCTGGACGTGCTGCTCGGCGGCAAGGTGCTGATCCGCCACAACGTCGCGCTCACCGGCGCGGTGTGGGAAGAGAGCCAGGAGATCGTGGCCGCTGCAGCCGGCAGCCAGACGCAGAAGCAGGTGCCGCTGCTGGAAGGAACGTACCTGATCAAGTTCGAGGATGACGGCGGTCGGCGATCGCTGGTGGCCAGCACCGTGGTAGTGGACCTGCCTACTCCGCAGCCGCGCCTGCTGGTGCAGAGCTACGCCGAGGAGACCGAGATGCCGCCGTTCAACGGCAACTACACCGACATGTTCTATGCCACCAGCCTGGCTGAGGCCGGTGGCTTTGGCGGGATCATGCTCAGCAGCGGCCTGCCGGTCGATGACATGGCGCTCGACGGCAACTGGGATGGCCTCGCCTCGATCGATAGCGTGGGCGGTGTGCTCAGCTCCGGCCAATACGAGTTTGGCAGCACCTACGCCTTCCCTGGTGTCTTTGACGCCAACCTGCGCCGCAGGCTCGTCACCCTGCCTTACATCCCCGGCGACTTCTGGGATGACAAGACCGAAGACATCGACACCTGGGATCTGATCGACGGCACCGGCGGTGATCGCGTCAACGCACTCACCTATGTGCGCACCACGCAGGACGACCCCGCCGGCACACCAACGTGGGGCGCATGGCGTGAGTTCAGCAACGCGATCGTGCGCGGCCGTGGCTTCCAGTTCAAGACGATCGCAACCAGCGCCGACCCCACCCAGAACATCCTGCTCTGCGAACTCGGTGTGGAGATGGAGCTGCAGCAGCGCACCGAGCAATCAACGACGCTGACAAGCGGCGCCGGCACCTATACAGTCACCTTCGCGAACGCTTTCTACGAGGCGCCCAGTGTTGGGGTGACGGGCTTCGACATGGCAACCGGCGACTACTTCACCATTGCATCTGTGACGCGCACAGGATTCCAGGTAACCTTTAGGAACAGTGCGAACAGCGCCGTGAGCCGCCAGTTCACCTACACCGCCATCGGGTTCGGGAGGCAGATCTAAGGCATGGCGCAGCACGACTACGTTCTCGACAATCAATCGGGTCTGGCCTTTCGACAAGACCTGAATAACGCGCTGGCGGCTGTTGCGACGATCAACAGCGGCGCCGCGGCGCCCAGCACCACCTACGCGTACCAGCTCTGGGCTGATACGACCGCCGGCCAGCTGAAGCAGCGCAATGCCGCGAACAGCGCCTGGGTGGTGCTCGGCACGCTGGCCACCGCCAACTTGGGGCTGGCGCCAACAGCGAGCCCGACCTTTAGCGGCACCGCCACCTTCTCGGGCAACGTGCTGCTGAGCGGCACTGGCGTGCTTGACCTTCCGGTAGGAACAACGGCGCAGCGGCCGGCGAGCCCTAACTCCGGGATGATCCGCTTCAACACGGATCTCGGTCAGTTTGAGGGTTACAACGGCACTGCCTGGTCTTCGGTGGGAGGTGGCGCCACTGGCGGCGGCAGCGACACGGTGTTCCTCGAAAACAGCAACACCGTCACTACCAACTACACGTTGACGACCGGCAAGAACGCCGTATCAGCCGGCCCCGTTACCATCAACTCGGGCATCACCGTCACCGTGCCATCTGGCGCTTCCTGGGTAATCGTCTGATCATGACCCTACGCCTCGCGGGCTCCACCTCCGGCTACACCGAGATCGACGCTCCCGCCGTCGCTGGATCGAACACGCTGGTGCTGCCGACCGGCAATGGCACTGCGGATCAGGTGCTGGCCACCAATGGCAGCGGTGCCCTGAGCTGGGCCACCCGAAACCGCATGGTGCTGGCCACCGCGCAGAACACCACCAGCGGCACGAATATCGATTTCACTGGCATTCCGAGCTGGGTGTGCCGGGTGACGGTGATGTTGAATGGGGTGAGTACAAGCGGGGCGTCAAACCCACTGGTTCAAATTGGCGCCGGATCAATTTTGGCTACTGGCTACGCAGCGGCCTCTGGTCTTACTCAAAATGCCGCATCCGGAATAACGGCTTCCTACACCACCGGCCTTGGGATTGCTTCCGGAAACGGCACAAATCCGGCATTGCATCACGGCTCGGCCATTTTGGCGCTAATGGGATCTAATGTTTGGACTTTTCAATCCAGCATCAGCGCCGCGCTTAATGATCGGTGTTTTTGTTCTTCGGGTAGCAAAGCCCTCTCCGGCACCCTCGACCGCATCCGCATCACCACCGTAAACGGCACCGGCACCTTTGATGCAGGCTCCGTGAACATCCTGTACGAGGGCTGATTATGAGCACCATCGC